CGCTGGGATTCCAATCTCAGACATCGACGGCGCACTGTACGGCCAAGCTTGCGACGAATTGTTAGGAGCGATCACATCGAAGAGATTACGACACGACCCGAAACAGACAGAACTCTCCAAGCAGATCTTATCAGCTGCGAGACTTCCGTTCGGAGATGGTGGGTGGACTATCGGGCGGAGAGCTTCTCAGTCGACTGTCTGCGCGACGGTTGCGACGGCCTTAGTCACGCATTACGCGACACGCCCACCGATGGATCTTGACATCATGGTCGGATAGCGGTAACGCGCTCTCGTAGAATTGCGACATGGGATTATTCGATCTATTCGTTCCGAAGGTTAACGCTGCGTCTCCAGCTTCTATTAGCATCGACGCGGCGGAATCGCTTTACCCTGTAAACACTCTTAACTCTCTCGGCGGCTATTACTTTATGGGTAATCAGACCGCTACTCGTACGGAAGCGATGGGCGTTCCAGCTTTAGCTCGCGCGCGTAACATTATCTGCACGACTATCGGATCTTTCGGAATGCACACTCGCAACATCGCAACAGGCGAAAGAGTGCAACAGCCGCGTGTTATCAATCAGCCAGACCCGCGAATCGCTGGCTCTGCATTCTGGTCATGGTTAGCCGAGGACATTCTGTTCTATGGTTACGGCTACGCGCGTGTTATGCAACGCTACGCGGACACTGGTCGCATTCAGGCGATGGAAAGAATAGATCCGCTTCGTGTAACAGTTACTACTAACGGCAACGGAACAGAGATCGACGCTTATGCAGTCGACGGCCTTTACATTGATCCGAGCGAATTAGTCGTCTTTACTGGACTCGATGAAGGAATCTTAAATCGCGCTGGCCGCACTATTCGCGCAGCTTCGGCGTTAGAAAAAACAGCTTACGACTTCGCAATAGATCCAAACCCACAGACAATCTTAAAAAACTCTGGCGTCGCACTTCCGAAAGATCGCGTAGCTGCTTTAGTTGCAGCATTTAAGAATCGCACATCGAAAGCTGTTACATTCTTAAACGGTGACGTATCGATCGAGACTGTCGGTTACGATCCTAAGAATCTACAGCTTAACGAAGCTCGCGGATACCTAGCTCTCGAATTATGTCGCGCTGCCGGTCTTCCAGCTTACTTCGCAAGTGCCGAGCCGAACAGCTTTACTTACTCAAACGCACTAAGCGAACGTCGTTCACTAATTGATTATTCGCTTCGTCCGCTTATGACAGCGATCGAACAGCGAATGTCTTTATCGGACTTTACGCCCTTGGGTCAGGACGTGAAGTTCGATCTAGACGACTTCTTACGCGGTAATCCACTAGAGCGCGCGCAAGTTTACGAAATCTTAAATCGAATCGGTGCTATGTCGATCGATGAAATACGAGAAGAAGAGGATCTACTTCTATGAAAATCACTACACCAATGAACATCACAGCGGCCGATTCTAACTCGCGCACTATTAGCGGGCGCATCGTCGCATTCGAGGAAGAAGCTAACGCGTCGACTGGGAAGGTCGTATTCGCGAAAGGATCAATCGCTCCAGCTTCCGTAAAGTTAAACTTGGAACACGATCGCACTCGTCCAATCGGTAGAACTATGGACATGACACTAAACGAAGATTCGATCGATGCAGTCTTTAAGATTACGAACACTACAGCGGGAACGGACGCGCTTACCGAAGCGATGGACGGACTTCGCGATGGATTCTCCATCGAACTAGCTGTAGATGATTACATCATGCAGAAGGACGGCACTATGCGCGTTCTTGCTGGAGAATTAACTGGCGTCGCTTTAGTTACAGAGCCAGCGGTACGTTCTGCTCGCGTAAGTGAAGTAGCTGCAACAGAAGGCGAAGAAGTCGCCGAAGAGATCTCCGATTCCACAGTGGAAGAGGAAGTAACACCAACAACAGAAGGAGACGAAGTGGACAACACCGTCACAAACGCGGAAACCGTCGAGACGGTCGAAGCTGCTCAGTCAACAACAGCCGCAGCGAAGCCAATCGTAGGCGGATCATTCACCAAGCCACGCTTAGAGTTCACAGCTGCTAAGTATGTGGAAAACACAATTCGCGCAGCGATGGGCGACGATCAAGCTCGCCAGTACGTTCTCGCAGCCGATAACACGACAGATAACGCGGGCCTAGTACCTACTCGCCAGATGGCCGAAGTAGTTAACGGACTATCTACTCTTATCCGTCCATCGATCGACGCAATCTCTCGCGGAACTCTTCCAGATGCGGGTATGAGCTTCGAGATTCCGAAAATTACCGTAGCTCCTACGGTTGCAGTAGCTAACGAAGACGCTGCATTCTCAGAGACAGATCAGAACTCCGCTTTCATTACTGTTCCAGTAAAGAAGTTCGCTGGACAACAGACATTCTCTGTCGAATTGCTAGATCGTACTTCTCCAGCATTCTTCGAGGAACTAATCCGCAACATGGCAGCAGCTAAGGCCAAGGCCGAAAACGCTTATGTCTCTGGACTTATCTACTCAACAGCTACAGGCGACGCAACTACTACAGCAACTTATCCAACAGCTGCGGAGCTTCTCGGCTTCGTCGCTCGCGGTGCTGCTTCTGTTTACAATGCTACAGCTGGACTTCCTAATGGCTTCGCTCGTAACATCATCATGGGCACAGGCCAGTGGAGTAACGCGATGACACTTAACGACGCTGGGCGTCCAATTTATTCGACAGTCACTAATCCTATGAACCAAGCGGGATCGGCTACGCCTACTTCGCTTCGTGGGACAGTGGCGGGACTCGATCTATACGTCGATCCATCACTAGCAGCGACAGACGTCGACGGTTCTATGCTCATCGTTAACCCAGACGCTTTCACATGGTACGAAGGACCTACTTTCCGCCTACGCGCGGACGTAATCGCTTCTGGCCAAATTACTGTCGGCTACTACGGTTACGGCGCACTAGCGACCAAGATCGCAGCTGGCGCGTTCCACAATAACAAAGCGTAATCCGAATAAATCGATCATCGCCTAGTTCGCTCCCGAGCTAGGCGAGCAGTAGAAGGGAAGGGCTAATGCCTAACATTATTACAGCTTCGCAGCTAAGATCCGTCTTAGGCGTTAGCTCTTCTCTCTACGACGACGCTTACTTAAACGACATCATCGACACAGCGGAGCAAGTTATTCTTCCGCTGCTTATTCAGAACTCGACAGCTGTAATCGAGTACGAATTGGACACTAATGTCGCGACATTCTTTACTCGTCGCACTCACCCGTTCGTCGTAGGACAGTCGATCGTCATTACTGGACTTCCAGCTCCATTTACAGCCACGCACACTCTTACAGTAGTTACAGATTCTTCATTCTCTGCCGCTCTTACATCGTCGAACGTAACACGTCGCCAGATTATCCCGAACGGCATGGCAACACTTAGCGGCTATTCAGCTGCGACTCTCTACGTCGGAAACGCGTCGATCGAGTCCGCTATCTACGCCGTATCTATCGAAGTCTTCCAATCTCGCACAGCTGCGGGCGGTCAGATCGAAGGAGTGGACTTTCAGAGTTCGCCCTACAGAATGGGCCGCAGTCTCCAGAATCGTGTAATCGGCCTTTTAGGTAATTACATAGATGTCGACGTAATGATCGGCGGCTAACGTGCCAGCTTCTTCTATTCTTACGAGTGTCCGTACTCCGCTAAAGACAGCGATCCAAGGAGTAGCGGCTAACACTTACGACGCAGTCCCAGAAGCTCCGATCGTGCCATTCGCGGCAGTGACTCCGAGCGTTCCGTATTTACAGCCTACGTTCTTAGGTAAGGCGAACGTCAAGCTAAAGGTAAACCTAGTAATAAGCGTAGGCGTAGCGATCTACGATAACCAGAGCGCACTCGATAACTGGGAGAAGCTCGTAATAAGCATTCTGGCGGCCGTTCCGTCAGGGTATGAAGTCGGAGACGTATCGAATCCGATTCCGTTAACGATAGGCGCGTCAGAGATTCTCGCGGGCGAGATTCAGCTGTCGACCTATTACACACAAACAAACTAAGGAGAAACAATGGCCACGACCGTCATTACTGGACGCGATCTCGCTATGACGATCGCGACTAAGAACTACGACGAGCAAGCGACAAGCGCGACGCTTTCAGCGGACGTCACTATCGAAACTTACGACACTCTTTACTCGAAGGCTTATAAGTCGATCGATTCACAGTGGACTTTCGATGTCGAAATGCTCGCAGACTGGGGCGCAGCGGATTCACTCTGCGAAGCTCTATGGACAGCGGCAGAGACAGCACCTAACACGACTCTAGCGGTATCGCTAACAGCTGTAACAGGCGCAGTCTTTAGCTTTAACGTTCTTCCACTATTCCCAAGCGTGGGCGGATCATCGCCAGACGCTCAGACTGTTAGCATGAGCTTTACAGTCGTGGGAACACCTTCAGAGACATTTAGCTAATAAACAGAATCGGGAGCAATACATGAAGCTAGAACTAGAAGTCCAGTACCTATCGGGAGACGTCGTTACTTACGTCGCAGCTCTTCCAGAATGGGTTAAATGGGAACGAAAGTTTAACGCAACAGTAAACGAAGCAGAATCGAAGCTTGGACTCGAAGGGCTTACATTCTTGGCTTATCACGCTATGAAGCGCGAAGCAGCTGGGAATCCTGTTAAGCCTTTCGAGATCTGGGTCGAGACTGTCGAAGGAATTAACAGTAAGAAGTCAGACCCAAAAGCTGGCCCGTCGGAAGCTTAAATCGGATCATCGTCGAAGTCGCAATAGCGACCCAGATTCCGATGAGCGAATGGCAGACGGCGGAAGATTTATTAACAGCTATAGAGATCTTGGAGAGGCAGAATGGCAGATAAAAGCGGCCGCGGCACTTATGCCATTACTGTCGATCCTTACGAGTTTAAGAATCTTATCGGGCTTCTGGGTTCATTCCCCGCGGAGTATCAGCAACTCGTAAGAGATCGCGCTCAGCCTATGTCTGCGCGATTAGCTGGTCAGCTCATGATGAGCGGGCTATCTGCTCCAGCTCCACAGACGAAGCTAGTAGTCCAGACGATCAAGTCTCCACGCGATCGTCTTATTCGCGTCGACATCGGTGGCCCTAAGAAGGTCGGTCGTCCTTATGGCGGAGAAGCTTCTAAGAGCGGTAAAGGCGCGAAGGTTCGTCGTCAAGCTGCGCCAGCTGGCGCGCTGTTATGGGGAACGGAATACGGATCGCATGGCGGCGTCGACTCGATCGGCCGCACATTTACCAACAGATTTAAGACTCCTTACAATAAGCGCGGCTACTGGATCGCTCCAGCGGTCGACTTCTATGTCCCAGTCGTAGCCCGCGAATACTCGCTTATGGTTCAGCAGATCGCTAAAGAATTGAGGCTTAACTAATGGCGGGCATTCCGAAGATAAAGATTACTTTCGACGCCGACTTCGACGAATTAAAGAAGGGCGTCAAGGGCGCACAGAATGAAGTCGAAGGCTTCGGATCTAAGATGGGCGGCTTCGCTAAGAAGGCGGGAGCTGCGTTCGCCGTAGCTGGAGCGGCTGCGGCTGCTTACGCTGGCGTTCTACTCGTCGACGGCGTTAAGTCTGCAATCGAAGACGAAGCAGCTCAGGCTAAACTCGCGACAACTTTAGAGAACGTTACAGGCGCGACAGAGAGCCAGATTAAAGCTGTAGAGGATTACATAACTCAGACGGCACTCGCTAACGGAATCACGGACGACGTTTTGAGGCCGTCGCTTGATCGACTAATTCGCTCGACGAAAGATGTGACAAAGGCGCAAGAACTCCAGACCCTAGCTCTGGACATCGCAGCGGGAACAGGTAAAGATCTAAAGACAGTCTCCGAAGCTCTTGGTAAAGCGTACGACGGCAATCTAGGCGCATTAAAGAAGCTGGGAGTCGGTATCGATGACTCGATCATTAAATCTAAGAACTTCGATGCGGCAGCTGCGGCATTAGCTAAAACTTT